GGCCAGTAAAACTGAGCAGTAGTGCAACGGATTTCCTCCCCTTCTACTACTCCGAGTGGTACAAATTACTGACTTGCATCCTGAAGCTATGGCCACATTAAACATCTCCCGACCGAAGTCGAGAGTAAATATATGTGTACCAAATATTAGCTCAGGGCTACAGTCACCGACTTACATTTAACCGTGTAAGCCGTCCATGGGGCCATTCCATGAGAATTTTCGGGTGGACCTTTTTCAAAAGTAGGTTCTAACTTTGTGGTGCATTGGGCTCATAATACATGATCGGAGCCCCTAAAAAGAAGAAGCAATTAAAATCTTCTCCTGCGGAAACAAAACATTGTGCATATTCCGTTCCCTGTCGATTTGACGAGCGCATCACTGCTGTCAAATTCCATCCATTTTGTAAGTCGTCTACAACCCCTGGATTATCCAATCTTTTCGCGGGGGTAAAACGAGTATTTTTATAGTACGGAACTTCAAACATAATGGCTGGGTTTGTTTTCGTACTCTGATACAATGAACCATCAAAGGTTCTACCAGTAGTTCGCTCTTGGTTTACAATAGCTGCTTGTCCCTGTGACGTCCAAGTTTCTGCCACTAGCGAAACATAATTTTCATCGTTCGCGCAAGAATCTTGACGTGTAACTATCACGTCACATGTTTCATCTGTTGCGTCGAATCTTGTCATATCAACTAGCCAGCGGATGGATCCACGCCAGCCTGCATAAGCAGGTGTTAAATAATTCAATAATGTTGTTTGCCCATACGCGTATCTTGCCGCACCTGCATTAAGGGGAAAAACAACACCACCACCAGCCAGTGCAGTTGGATTTTTATATCCAATTTGAAATGGAAAAGCATAGCGATCACACCTTAAACGCACTAAAAGTCCAGGTCCAAGCGTACTACCACTAATAATCGAGTGGCGGCAATAACGTTTCAATAATTGCCTAAAAGAATGAATTGATTCCCCAAAGTATACCAAGTTTGTCTCATCACTCTTTGATACAGTGTTTGCATACATGTCAATGGTGTTCACATCCGACGGTTTTGAATCAGTTTCCATCTCCATCGAATGCGGTTCAATTTCCTGAATTTCCATTGATTGTGGTGACGTAAATGCGGTTGCCGTACGTAAACGCAATTGTTCCATGATTCGTCCATCTGGAACTGCGACCTCAAAATCATCCCCTGCCGAAATGAAAACGTTAACCTCAATGTCATTATTAATAGTACTGTTAGGTACTGTAAGTTCATTCACGACATATACGGATAAAGTACCGTTTCCAATATCAGAATTGGGAGTTGTCAAAGTCAAAGGAACATTATCCCACATTGTTGCCTGTGCATCTACACCTGGCAAAAAGTGTTCTCTGTAGGGTGTCCTTTGTCCCCAACCAACTGCAATTTCAAAATCACTTTTGTCACTAATATCCACAATAGTTGTATAAGCGGTGTTATATTCTGCTGAACCACTCTGGGGTGTTCCTGTAGGATCGTAAACTATCTTAACACGACCCTTATGATATCTTGAACATACAAATTGGAAGCGAAATTTTAATGTACCACGCCAATACCTAAAAGGTGTAGCTGCAAAACAAACTGCAGGCATATGAATCTCGCTCCCCTGTCTATAATGCAAACACGGATCTACGACATGGTTCCACAACAGTGTTTCTTGTTGAGTACCTAACTCCCAAGGAAAATTGACCATCCAACTCTCTCGCTGTGCAATAGACTTAATCGTCAATTCATCATGTCCTTCTAAACCCACTGTTCTTGGGTCCAAAGTCAATTCTTGCTTACAATCAACTGTCAATTTCATACTTTCATTTGGAACATTACAAGTTGCAATGTTCGCTACATTTACTGGGCGATAAATCGAAGTCTCCAACATTACAGGAGAACTATACCCAAAGAGTGTAGCTATTGCGCCTATTGCTTGCGCTCCTATCTCAGTAGCACGAGCAAAAGGACCGATCATCGGTACTTGTGTTAAATATGATGCAGCATTTGCTACGGCACCAGCAATTCGCGAAACTGGTTTCTTACCATACTCATCAGCTTGTGGCTGAATGGCACCCGGTTCAAAATTGGTTGGGATTGCAAACTTCACATCCTCTGCCCATGCAAACACGTTCACAGTGACAGTGTCGGACGCTCCATTTGCATGTTTCAAATTCTGCATGCTGTGAATTACCATTTCACCCATGTTCCTCCAATCCATACCTACAATGTCCCACACGTTCAATGCCGTAAAAAACGGCAACTTCAACTCCCCACCTTGGGAATTGGTAGGATCCAAATATACATGCGGTCGTTGACTTGCTGCCACAAGATCTGCATCCAAAAAGGCACGATCAATAGTCATGGTATCATCTAAAGGAAGTGGATTATAAGAACAAATCGCTCGCCCATAGTGAAACGCATTACCGTTGATAGTAAATTTTACATGCAATTTTGCACGCATCAACTTGTAATTCGAAATACGATTGATAACTCGTGGATTCTCAAAATAATCTTGCCACGGATTAAACCGCTGTGATATAGTACCACCAACAGCCCAATCGAATGATCGAATTCGCAAGGGACGACTAAAGAACTCATCCAATGTTGCATCACTATTCAAAGCAGCATCACGAATGTGATCGATGTCACCCGCAGTTTCCTGCATATATCCTGGATTTGTATCCACAAATTTAACGTTCTGAGTGGTGGTTTCGGAACTCGGTGTAGAAATTGGTTGATCATCCGCATGAGGCTCAGTCTCATGGACATCTACAGTCACAGATTGTGACATATTTGACGTCCGTGCCGACTTCGCTTGTGCGATTGAAGGCCATTCTAATTGCAAATCCTTATATACTGCATACAAAATGTAAATCGTGATCGAACCAAACAATCCCCATAGGGATAAAGAGGTTTCAGTGTCCGCGCTATCCAGCGCTTGGGGCCTTACATTGCCACCCATTGTTGTCCAGGCACTTCCTGGAAAAGCCCAATTCAGAATTGGGGACTTCTTATATATATTATTAAAAGGAAAATTTAACTGATATGCATTTAGTACAATATGCAAACGCGCTAGCGTATAAAATATGTAAATATGTAAAAATAAAGCCGTTAATGTACATTATATGGTATCCAATGTCTTTACATTTAAGGATCAGCGCCTACATCCAACGCATTTCCCGTGTACTTTTCCTTCCACATCTGAACTCTTTCATCAAATGTGAATTGAACTGCAGGTGGTACAAAATCCAACACCCGTACACACAGTTCTTTTATTAGAGGTTGATCGTGTTCGTACTCCTCTTGCCCATGAGCAAACAATTCATGCATATATGTTTCAATACATGATATTGCGACAATCTCAGGGGTTTCTGTTTTAGATTTTAAATTCGCAAAGAATGGTTTGTACATTGAAGTCTTTGACAACTTCCCAATACGTGTACCTATCTCTGGAATAAACTGTGAATGACGCTTCAAAAAATCAGCATCATCTACATCCATATCATCTTCAATATTGTCTGTCTTATTTGGTTCCGTAATCTTCATTCCATGTTCTGCTAAAAATTCCTTAAAAACACGAAAATTAAAACGATCCCTATATTCTGGTGAGACACTACCTTTAAAATCATCACCATATGTCACCGCAGCAACTATCTGTCGAAAGTCCTTAACTTCTGGACAGGCGTGAAATAAACCCATACGCACATACAATGAATTAGCCACACTATTAATGTTCACAGTTATATTATTACCGGACGTATTCATATTATAGGCCATTATCATTGTTCCATTATAATCAATCAATGGATGTATGATATCTGCAATCATCATATTCATCATACGTAAATCATAAGCGGGGTAATCACACTCCTGCGCTATATCAATAAACGATTGCAAAACCGCGTAAGTCATTTGTGAATTCATTCGAACATCATACTTCGAATAATCCCACGCAACAACACGCCCATCTAACGCATACTTTTCAGCATGTGACATAAGCGTGTCCCATTGTGGTGAAAACGCATTCACACCGACTGCCGATTCCGACAATTCCGGGCATAATGATAATACTCGTGCTATAGGTAAAAACCATTTTCGTATAGCCATACCCAAGGCCAATGCCACTGCCTGAAATACTCGCACCTTTTCGGAGTCCAATTTTGTGGGTTCATCTTTAAGGGTTGCAGTCGTTACTGGGTAAGCTCTTTCACCAGCTTCCCAGCACCTAATGCACCTCTCATATTCCTCCATAATATCATCATCCGGTATACGATCCTCACAATGTTCACCTTCCATTACGTATGTAAACTTCTTTTTCTTCGGACCGAAAACGGGGTATCCCATACTCGTGTTCATAGGAATAGCGTCAATAAATCTTTTGCCTGGTATTCCCATGATCACTTCTTTTAGTGTTAATGGTCGCACGCCTTCTTTTGCATTAATTTCTTTAGCAAAAGCAAGTACTGGATTTAACCAATCCTTACGCGCGCGTTGCAACAACGCTGGAACAAACATCTCCGATGGATTAATAATGTGTTCTAAAGTGGCATTGAATGCTTTCCAATTGGGTTTCAATCGTGGTGAACCCCAACAGTTCTCTATACCGAAAAGCACTTCAGCCTCCTTACACAAAATGGACGGTACCACTTTGCTCTTGGCTTCTGTGCGCAATCGCGTAGAACCTAACACATCAATTGCAGCATTATCATCCAATTCTTTGATAAACTTGGAATTCGGATGAACTTCCACTGATTCAATGACACGCTTACCATACTGCGTATCTGGAATCTGTGTTGCAGCTGCAATACCGCGAATACCTGGCAAATTCAGCAACTTCTTACGTAATTCCATTGCTTGACCCTGTGTTACAGTCATCATCACACCATACTTCTTATTAGGGTTACCCCCAATATGAAATCCTGCAACAATGGGCTGTTTACCTTCCGTCACCAAAATCGACATACACGTACCTGTGGACGCCTTCGACGTAGTATAACAACCTCCAAACATAGAAAGATATTTATGTCCATATGTTCCGTGTTCAACTGTCATTTTCTCATGATCCAACACAGCCTCTTTGTTCCGCATCATCATCGTACACACTGAAATTCCCGAAGGTACAGACAAAGGTAAAAATTTCTTCAAATTGTCCGTGACGTCTGGACAGCGTTCTACGAAACATTCCACCATATCTAAACCTTTGATACTTACCGCATTATGATCCAATTGTGCTACAAACTTAAACTTACTTGTTTTCTTGTCGGAATTTCGGAAAACTTCTCCCCGTACAAATTCAACGGGTTTCTCCAACATGTTCGACTTTGGATAAAAAATGTGTAAAGGAAACCACACATAACCCTTCTCAGGGTAAATAATGTTGCATCCTGTTTCAGTACCATCAGAGCGTGTAAAGTGACACCACCCCAAATTCTTTTCTCCAGTTTTCAAAACGTGCTCAGGAATTGCTCCAATCACTGATGACTCGGATTTCCATCCAATTTGCTTCATCATGTAACCAAACCATCCCGGTTGACTGTCAATATCCTCTGGTGTTAAAGATTGTGGTGTCGCTGTCTTAATGCGATTATCATTCCACATGCGAATGAGTTTAACTCCCAATGCAAGAGTTGCTACAAACAACACTTCTTTGGGAAATTTTCCATCCCTCACTCTCTTTGCATAATCAGGTAAAGCATCACGTTTCTTAAGATATTCTTCTTTAATCTCAGAAACGCGCAGTTGATGCCAGAAAAAACCCAATACAGCCGTTGACCACAATGAAGCTAATCCTGACATTCCAACTGCCTTGTTGCGTCTCACTAAACCATATCCGCACATTGACAAGCCTATCAAGCTTGCAAATCGTAACGGACGTTTGATATCGTAAAACGCAGTTGCACTCTGCCATGAATACACTGTACGTTGGAACAAGGATGTCGCAAATAGCCAATCTGGTGTAATAGCCACTAACAACGGTGTTCCTTTTGAATTCATTTCGTACTGAATTTCTTTTGCTAATTGATTAGTTGCCATAGTTCGAATTGGTGAAAAACCTACACACCAATTAATCATGTCCACCGGTCGTGTCCATGATTTGACATAATTATCAATAGCCTTACGTGCCGCACCCACGACAATTTCAGAAATCATATCCATCGCATGTGGATCAACCTCTTTCTCAAGAGGTGTAACACATCGGCAATATTCAGGAAACTGCTTGCATTTTAAGCAAAACTGCGCTCTAGCAGATTCCCTAGATTTCTTAATTAGACCATCCTGTTCTTCCTTGTGATCTTTAGAGAGTTGAATTACCACCTCCAAATATTCACGTAAATGTAACTTCTCACAAATAATGGTTCTCCCATCATCCATCAAAACTTCCATTATTTTAAACTTATAGTCTGCTTTATCTTTGCCTAGCTCATATGTTTCAATTTCTTCAATCGTCAACTCCCAAATATCCTGTACCAAAGAGGTTGAATTTTTAATTTCAGGGTGTTTCTTGTTCAACGTTAAACTTCCAGGCTTCCGGAATTCTTCACGAACAACGACATCAACATGGTAAAAACGTCTCAAAATCGATTCAGGACAATTAGAATATTGCCGTGCGCCTAAATCTTTCACATTTGACGTTACAATTCCACACTTAAAATCAATAAAAACCACACCCTTGGCATTAAGTTCTGCCTTAATTGCCTGCGCGGCAACGTTATTAAAGAATTTGATTATCACTGAAGTGTGTGGATTGTCCTTCTGAAAATCAGCCTTGGTATTGTTTAAATCATCCATAAAGACTCCTAAGACATCAGATGTCCATGTAGAGTTGTATTTGTCAAACATATCCATAGTAATTACACGGCTATCGTCAACTTCACCGTTGGCACTAACAAAATCCATTGCTGCCAACGATTGTGTCATTGTCAATTTTCCCAAAGTAGACTTTCCAACTGCGGTACCACCGTGTAAAGAAAATCCAATGGGTGAAAAACGTAAATCCGTATTCTTCCTTTTTGCTGCCAACTTTTCCAAAATGGCTACCAATTCTGAATATCTCCGTTGTAACCACAACGAAGTTGGTCCTTCATTTTTTGCGGACTTCATCACACAGGTTTTTTGAAATACTTGATTAAGCTTATTTTCAAAAGCTCCAAGATCCTCAATATTACCTGCAATAGCAGCATCGGCCTTAGCAAGGATATAATCACAATCCTCATTGTATTCTTGAACTTTCAGATCGGAATATAAAATTGGTGCGATAGATTGCGTTTCAAAGCATTTCCATCCAACTTCACATGTCCAAACAAAAGTTTTGACCAATGCATCAATAACATCAACAGCTTTTAGCTGCTCCTTAGCAGCTTCCACACTAATTAATTGAAGCCCAAATGGACTCCATTCAATATGTTTGGTCGTACAAACTGTCAATGACATTGCCGCTGACATCAAGTAGGAAATCTTCTTAAAGATAGTGTTCGTCTTTAGAAGTTCCCACTTCAACATAACATCGCGGCCTGACCACTCATCCCAACTATGAGGCTCTACCTCATCTTCAACACAAGTAGTAGTGACCTCATTAATAATTCGATAGAGGTCCATAACAATGCTACGTTTTTTGGAATACATTTTGGCATAAGCAGCCACAGCCATAAATACATCCATAAATGACTGCGCCTTGCCCATTTGGTAACCTAAAATTACAAGGTTTTCCAAATGGCCTAACCATTCCTCAATTTGCTCCGTTTGTTCAAACTCTTCCGTAAAAGAATCTACTGCACCAATTGATTCCAACAAACTCGAAAGTTGTGGATCGTTTTTATCAAATGCATCAATCGAAGCTGCAACGTGAGCCATTTCGTTGCGTTGTCTGACAGAATCAGACATTGGTGGTGGTGAAAAATCAAAACTTTCATCATCATCATCTACCACTGGCTCATGTACAAAAGAATCAACCAAATTTTCTTCTGCGTGTGGTTCAACGTCCTTACGTTGAACTCTACGTGCCGCGTTTCTAGCGTTGCGAGCTTGAATTTTCTGTCGCAATACACGTCTCCTTTCTTCGCGCTTGTTCTTGCGCCCTCCAATATGTTTTTCATGGAGGTTTTTGTTGGTAATTTTCAAATTGTCCAAATTTACCACAAGTATATCATCAAGATAGTCATCAATTTCTTGATCTTCTTGAATACTTGCCAACAAAGCGGTTCGATCCGAAATTCGCGTTTCAAAAGAAGTATACTGCGATCTTCGGTGGGTCTTAACGACAGTCCAATCGTCGTCAAGTTCATCACAAAATTGTTGGAATTCCGTTGGGAATCCTAAAATTGTTGTGGTATTACGAGCTTCCAGCTCTGCGTGATTTCTGTTGTCACGCTCAACATATTGTAGAGATTTTGACTTCGTGCTCTCCTCACACCGTTCTTGGTTGTTAGAAACGAGATTTGTAACGGTCCGAAGACTCCGCTCATAAGGGGTGTAAACCCGAATGACTAGTAGTAATTAAGCTATACGTTATTCACGCTGTAGGGCTAGCAATATACTAATTAAACCCTGTTACCAAATGTCAACATCACGTTACACACTAAAAATAATTTCCTGTAAGATCCGAATAGATTACTAACTTTCTCTATCTTTTCCAATGCTACACAAGCGATATCCACTATACTGAATGAGTTCTCTAGTCTCACACTTCAATATAAACCAATGCTCTCAATTGAGAGTGCCATCATTGGGTAGAATTTCTTGTCTTGCAAGTTTCAAAAGAAGCTTTCTATCTAACATCACTATAAAATTCAATTTAAAGTCCTATGTAAAATAACTATCTTTGGCCTTCATCTCTAAATCCAGTTGGAATGAACCAACTAAAGGACCTAGAGGCCTACCTGTCAGAAAAATCTTGAATTGTCTGACACAATTCTTACACAAAATGTACGTTGGAGTTTAATAAGAGCTCCAATGCGCTATACTTAGATTGCGGTTTAATTATAATGGACTTATACTGTCCGAAATGGTAATTTTTTGCCCCGTAAGGGGAGGTGTTTTCTTCACCCGAAAATATCGTCATATGGCATTTAACTGCATCAAATACATGTAGATCACTCGAAAGTAAATCTGAACATGCACTGAACACAACTAAACGACAAGTCTGAGTATACGTCTATAAAGACGTATACCC